TCATTAAGAAGAGGGGCCATGATCATTGTGTCTATGATCCGTCCATTCACTTTAATGCCTTCTGTATGAAGCCATCCTAGGTCATAAACTGCATTGTGTGCCACTTTAATGGCATCGGTTTTCATTAGATCTTTCATCCAGGAGAGGACACGTTTCCTATCCCAATTAAACCCATTTTCATGACGGATGGGATAGTATCCCTTCCATCCATCAACGGCTACGGAAATGCCAATAACATGCCCTGTAGAGGATGTCCATCCTGGTCCCGTTGTCTTTAATTTAGGATCATAAGTCTCCAGATCAAATGCCATTACTTTTGCATCTGATAAATCAGGAAGGGTTTCGGGAGGAACCCACTCCGACTGAACGAAGCCAAAATTATTTTGTGGCATTTAAACGTGCCTTTAATTTGATATGATAAGCTTTGAGAGCCTCGGCTCTTTTTCTAATATGCTCTTCTGATTGTTTTCGTCCTTTCCAATAATTTTTATATTTTTCTATGAAAGCTTTCACTTGTGGTCTTTCTGTCATTTTTTTCTTAAACTCTGGTGTTCCTCTTTTTGATCGATTTGCTTCTCTCTTTTTGGTTATCTCTCCTGTACGACCATGTGAAAGATTATAGTTTTTTATGTTTTCTGCGGGATAAACTTTATGAAGGGGAAGATTTCTTCTTCCTTTCTTAATATAACTACGCGCAAACATTCCTTGTTTTCTTCTTCCTTCAATAGTTGGAGGAATAAATTCGCCATTAGCAATTCTTTCTTTCGCGTTATTTGACATTATTTCATGGGTATCATTACACGTTAATGATTTAGTCCAAAATATACCATACTTTTTTTTATACTCCTCAATAGTAATTTCGTGGATCCACTGAACGTGATTACCAATAGCTCTGTAATGCTTTCCGCAAAGAAGGCAGATGATTCTGTCCCCAACAAAATATTGTTTATATTCATCAAAATCTTTAAAAACAAAATCTTTTGGGTAGCCAGGAAGAACTCGTCTTCTAGCTTCTTTATTTTTTCGTGATGCAAAAGGACTAGGCATTATTTTTTCTCCTTTAATTTAAATCCATTTTTGCTATGGATTTGATATTCATACGTTTTAGTATTTTTTCCATCACAAAAAATTAAATAAAAATATGGGTTTTCCCCCGCAACATCATCTACTATTAATTGTTTCTTTCTTTTTTTTTGCCATGATTCTAAATATAATAAACATTGAGCCATATTATATTTATTAGGATTAACTGTATCTAAATTTTTAGTGTATTTGTAATCTATAATTGAATATTCTTCTGGACCACTATCTCCAGATTCATTACTACAAAAAACAGCATCATAAAATAAGTATTTTCCTTTTAAATGAGCATGAGGTATTTTTACTTCAACACCTAAAATATTTTTCATTAAGGGATGTCTTAATATAGCTTCACCTACTATTGTTACTTCATGGGGTATGTTAAAATTATGAAACAGAGGTTCTCTACCTAATTTTCTAGATGCAATGTAATGATGAATATAATGACCAATCATTATTTCTTTATTTTTATAATGACTAGGATCTTTTATTAAAGGTATATCATTAAATTTATCTAAATCTAAAACATAGTCATATAAAGGTTGATGGCCATTATAAATAAGTTCTTCTTCTTCTTGGGTCATCCTATGTACATGTCCATCTTCATCATGACTAAACCATTTACAAACGACTTCATCCATTTTTTTTCGATCTATCCAATTGTTTTTATTTATTCGGGGCATTTTTCTCCTTTATATATTCTGATGTTTTTCTTCCTCGTCTCTCGCCTTCTGATTCAAAAGATACATGCCTATTTGTTCTTTCTTCTATCTCTCCTGCGATAGAGGCATAGGCGGCTAGATCAATGTAGCTATCTTTTTTATGTTGGTGCATAAGCCGTGCTATTTTTACCAAAGCCATGCACACCGCCGCATCGTGTGCCGTGATATTTACCTGGAGGAAAACCGACCACAATGCGGCAATGTTCTGATGATTGGTAAGCTTGTCACCATAATCCTTCTGGCGACTACCACCAATTAATTTTTTTGCGTCTTTTAGAATTTCTTTACAAGTCATCTTCGAACGAGGCTTCATAAAGTCTGTATCCTTCCTGTTTTTGCGCTTCAATAATATATAGATTGTGTTTGGCTCTTGTGACTGCTACATAAAATACACGATGTTCATCGTCGGGGTTCTTTAAATATGATCTATAAACTAATTTACCTAGATCCAAAAGTACAACAACGTTGTCACATTCACCACCTTTGGCTTGATGGATGGTGGAAACACGAATTCTAGGTTCCCCCTTTATATCCTCATTCAATTGTTCCAGTCGGCGCAAGTAAGCTATCTCAGAAGGCTTGAGGCGATCCAAAACCTCGTACCATTCCCCGTCCACCAATAATCCATGGTGTTCCTGAAGATCCTTTAATGTAAAAAGTTCATCCTTTTCCTCTTCCTTGAATCGTTTAAAGCCCCTTTTTATCCCTGTGCCACTTTTAATTTTGCTGTACAAAGTTTTAATGTCGCCATGAGAAACAGTTTCCCCCGCTTGTAAATGCTGCCATGTATCAATGGCGCTTAACACACTAGGAGCGATTGGACGGTGTTCCCCTCTTCCATACCAATATCCCTGGGAAAAAAGAAAATCTTCAATCATTTCGTTCCTTATTTTTCGGGTACGTCCCAATAAGAGCCATTTTCCCTTCGATAAATCAATGTGGCGCAAATGGGTCATCCTATGTACATGTCCCTCTTCATCCTTCGGCTGCCATTCTTTAGGACGACGATTCCGAATACGAGTAATAATATAATTCGCCAATCTATAGACGCTCGGAGGACAACGATAAGATTTATTTAGAATCTCTACATTTCCTTTTAAATTAATGAATTGATCAACATCCGCCCCACTCCACCGAAAAATAGCCTGATCATCATCCCCCGCGATATACGTCTCATTGCTATGGGAAATTAGTTTATGTACCATGTCATATTGGATCTTCGGCATGTCCTGGGCTTCGTCAATAAAGAGGACATCAAAAGAGGTAGGATGAAAATCCTCTACATAATCAACGATCATATCGGTAAAGTCATACAAGTTATTTTCTTTTTTATATCCCGTAATCGCCCTATCAATAAAATCCAATTTTGACCATATCATAAATTCTTGTGCCGTGTTCCATGCGTCGCGCAAGGGCAAGCCTTTCAGTCTCGCCAAATTAATTAAATTCACGTACTTGTGGTTGGTGTTAGCGAAAATAGATTCATCTTTATTATTGTCGAACACGAGATTAAAGCCAATAAGACCTGATAGTTCTTTCCAGTGTTTCGATTTCATTAGGTTATTGTCCTCAATGGGAAGATGCTTGTAAGCAAAACTATGAAGAGTTCTAAAGTGAATGAGATCCTCACGACTTGCCTGAAATTTATCCCGAGCTCTGTCTCTCGCTTCGTAAGCCGCCTTGCGTGAAAAAGAAAAGAAACCAATTCTATTCCAGGGAACACCTTGTTCTTTTTTCTGCCGACAAATTTCCAGGAGTTTAGTCGTCTTTCCCGTACCGGGTGGTCCTAAAATAATATTAATCATTAAAATGGGATATCCTCATCATTGTCCTCTCCTCCCAAAACCTTATCAGCCTCTTTTTTCTCAGTCTTCAACGAAGGTAAGGGAACATCTTTAATAGGTAATTTAAATTCAGGTATAGTCCAGGCACGTGTTTGAACTTTTTGTGGGTATACGGTCACATCTTTGCCCTCCATATCTCGCAAACGTTGGACGATCCATGGGCGTGGGACTTTGAAGTTTTTAGATGAATCCAACCAATGGGATAAATCAGACAAACGGAAATAAGTTCTTCCATTTTCTGTAAAAGCCTTTCCCATTCCTAATTCGTCCATCGTAAAGGAATCCCCCCTAACTTGACAGAACTCCTGCAAGTAATCTTTAAATTCTCCTGTCTTGGAGACATCTTCGGGAACTTCTATGGTATTGATCGTCTCAAACAACACACGAACAATTCCATCCCAATCATCGGCTTTCATCCGTGGTATGTAAACTTTAAGCTGTTGAGATGCAATCTTACGAAATATAGAAAAGGCATATAAATTCCCTACATCATCTATTTCCACGCGTTTGTCATTCACGTTCACAAACCAAATGGGAGGAATGCAATCTTGTACAGCTAGATCACTATACTTGGGATGGTCTTCCGTGGAATAACCGATTCCGAATTTTCTCGTCTTGCATAATGGTTTTTGGCATACTGATACGATGGGTTGGTCATTGCACCGGTAAGTATATTTTATTGAACCATCCGCCTTGTTCTGCCTTATTTGTTTTTGAATAGTTGTAACCTCGCTCACATTCAAGGGTGGATCCATATACTCTAGATTATATTTTTCTGTTAGGTTCTCCCATTCATCAGGGTTGGATTTACGGTAAAAAATTCCTACATTGAATAAGCCGTTATTCCGTGTTCCTTCAGGGTATCCCTTGTCAGTTAAAAATTGTAGGCATGGCGGACCATTCTTAATGGCTTCTTGTTTAATCGTAATCGTAATAGTGGTAATGTCATCACAAACGAACTTGTCATATAACATGAAGAAATCATCCAAAGAGGCGCCTTCACCATTATCAAGAAACGCGTATCGTGTGTCGCCATGGTAAGGTAAATTCAACCACGACCCGGTATCTTTCTCATTGGCGAGTTGTGTTTGCTTGGGAAATACTTCTGCATTCGCATACCCTAGGTATGCCGCAAGTTCTTTTAATTTTTGTTGAAAAAGACTAGCTGCTTGCGGTTGTTTTGAGAAAAGAAAAAGATGTGCCCCAAAAGATTTTGATGAGCACATTATTAAAGGTAGTTTTAATTCCCTTATTCTGGATAATATTTTTTTATGATCAAGGGGGTACTCATCGATATCAATGCATCCCCAGGATGCCGTACCATCATCCCGAATCGGAATAATGCCCAAAGCGGGCATCTTGCCTTCCAAATGATCCTTATACATTTGCAAGGTAGGTTTTTCGTGTTTCGTGAACATTTTACCTTCACGTTTTCCGTTAACTTTCGTTTCGGAATACCGATATTCTCCATACGCACGATCAAGTCCGCTAAATATATGTTTAAATTTTTCTACTTTCATAAAATTCCCGATAAAATGGGCGGCATAGTCCGCATTAAAGTTATTTGAGTCCTTTAATGCGGACTATGCCGCCTATCTTCATAGGTATTTTCGGAGCCTTTATGAACCTAAGATTGCATCCTCCTTCGTAGGAGTGATGTTTTTCATTTCTTGGGTGTCACCTTCTTTAACAACCTCAGGACTAGGATCAATCTCACCTGACACTACTAATTTATAGAAATGTTGTGCCTCCTCGGCAATATTTTTAGGGTTGGGATAACCATTGACGGATTTCTCTAATCTTATATTCCATCCCCACCAATCATTTTTATTATTGGATTCACGTATCGCTTTCATATTGTACACATTAGCGAATGTCGGCAATGTTACGAGAGTCCCATCTTTTCTATTGGTTTTTTGATTCATCATCATAGTATTCCAATATCTAGATTTTTTGTATTGAGTTTTTTGCATAATGATTTGCGCTCTTTCAAACGATCCATCATCATTTAAACGTAAAACAAAATACTCAGCCGTTCTCACTATGAAAGTTCTGCTAATTTGACCATCAACCATATAATGATCCTCCCCGTCGTGTTCCGACCTTGTTAAAGCTGGAACTTCTTCAGGTGTGTAAATTTTAACGGGAGCACCTGTACCTTCACCTAATTTTTCCCATTCAACAAAACGTGACCGAAAGAAACAGGGAACGGTCATAATTCCATTATAAAATTCTTTTGTAACAGAATTAAAAATCATTCCTTCCTCTAGTCCCTCGACATGCTTGGTATTACCTTTCTTTACTTCAGGTGTTTGTGAACTTGCAATTTTTAAAAATGGAATCGCTAGTTCGCTAGCATTGACATTCTCAAATCCTGCTCCCACCATGGAAGGGGATGTGAAATCAATGACATTCGTACTTATTTCACTTTTCTTTTTTTTCGCTACATTATTCATCGTTCATTTTCCTCGTTTAATTTTCACTTTGTTCCCCAAATAGACACTAAATAATTCTAATGGGAAGGCTTTGCCATCGTTTATTTGTTCGCCGATTAAGGCATTCAAGGTCATTGGCTCGACCTTGCGTTTTTGGTCGGGGGAAAGTCCTTGCTTTTCTAGATCTTGTATAAGATCAATAGCAACTTCATTATCCCCTTTCCCAAACCTTACTGAAACAATGTTTTTTATTATGTCTCCTAAATTGTTATTTTCTAACCATTCAAAAGCTTCTCTTTCATTGTCCTTGGTGATACTCCCTTTAAAAAAAGGTTTAAAGCTTACAGCATCGCCATTCATTAACTTTATTTCCGTGACCCCCCTTTGTTCCATCAATTGAACAATTGAATCGTTCATTTGTTGGAGTTCTGCTTTTTTAGATTTAATTTGATTTTCCAAAGCGAGTAAATCGCTTTCGATTTTTAGATAATTGTTAGAGGCTGTAGAAACATCTTTGACCTCTGTTATTTTTACTTCTTTTTTTACGTCTCCGTTTAGATATGATATAAAATCAACTTTCTTGCTCATCTCTAGTATTCCTTTCATTCAAGTCTATCTGTATAGGAAAATATTTAAAGGAACGACGATCATATTTTAACACTTTATATTTTCCTCTATTATTATCAGAAGCTACAGCACAAGCTAAACCAATCATGCTCGGATCCCCTATTAATAATAAAAAATCATTGTCATTAAAATTTCTCAGTTTCTCTTTTGCTTTTCGTACAGCAGGTGCAGGGGATAACATTATTTGCTTACCTTCCTCAAATAGGGGAACTAACTCACCATATTCTCTAGCAGGTATAACATTAAATTTTGCTACTTCCTGAATTACGTATACATTACCTTTATTTTCCGACATTCTGATCTTTCTTTCCCACCCTATATATTTTTTATTTAAATGTATCAATTAAAATGTTAAAAGATTGTTGAATTTATTAAGAATTGCAGAAAGTATGAATAAATTACAATATAAATTTAAGACTCCACCCTACGATCATCAGTTAGTGGGGATGGGGGCAATGCTCAATCACTTCCGTCGTGGTGAAAAAGAATTTGCGTTATTAATGGAAATGGGGTGCGGAAAAACTAAAGTTCTTTTAGACTGTTCCTCTTATTTATATGACAATGGATATATCAATGGCATCCTTGTTATCTGTCCTAATGGTGTCAAGGGAACCTGGAAAAAAGAAATTGAGATTCATATGGCTGACCATGTAGACCGTAATGTAGTTATTTGGACAGGGCAAAAAACAAAAAAACACGAAGAGGAATTAAGAAGTGTATTCATTGCCGACAAAGTTCATTTTAATATTTTAATAATGAATGTGGATACGTTTACCACGGAACGAGGACGACGCTTTGCGGATCGGTATCTAATGACACGTCGTGCCCTAATGGTGGTGGATGAAAGTACGATGATCAAGAATCCCACCGCCATCAGGACTAAAGCCATTACAAAATTAGGGAATTTAGCGCGCTACCGAGTTATTATGACGGGTTCTCCCGTCACCAAGTCCCCTGAAGATCTTTATGCACAATGCAATTTTCTCAATCATGAACTCCTAGGATTTAGTTCTATCTACACTTTTCGCAACCGGCACTGTCAATTGCAGCGCTTGTCGTTCGGAGGCCGTTCCTTCAATAAAGTGACAGGATATAAAAATCTGGAAGAACTTAATTATAAATTAAAACAGTTCTCCTACCGTATATTAAAAAAAGAGGCTCTGGATCTTCCCGATCAAGTATGGATGAAACGGCTTGTCAGCCTCACAACGGAACAATTGGACGCCTACATGCAGATGAAAAAATTTGCATTGGTGGAACTCCAAAAAGAAACATTGACGACAACGTCAGTGCTCGCCCAGATGGTGAGACTTCACCAAATAGTTTGTGGTCATTTACCAACCGATGATGGTAAAGTTATATCGTTGCCGAATAACCGCATCAAGGAATTATTGGCTATTCTAGAAGAGCATGGTGGAAAAGCCATCATCTGGGCTAATTATCGCCATGACATCAAGGAGATTGAAAAAACATTATTAAAGAAGTATGGTCCACGATCCGTGGTCACTTATTATGGGGATACCCCTGAAAAAATGCGTCAAGAAAATATTCAAAATTTTCAGGAACAAGAAGACCCTCGATTTTTCATCGGTCAACCGATGACAGGGGGTAGGGGAATAACCCTAACAGCCGCCAACCTTGCAATTTTTTACTCCAACAGCTATGATCTGGAGATTAGAGAACAAGCAGAAGCACGTAATCACCGAATTGGAACTGAGGATAAAGTTACCTATGTAGATTTAATAGCGGAAGGTACCGTTGATGAAAAAATTATTTATTCATTGCGTAATAAAATTAATTTAGCCACATCGGTGTTGGCTGAAGATATTCGTAAATGGTTAATATAGGAGGAAATAAATGAATACAATATATATAATAACTACAGTATCTTGTTCATTTTTATTAGGTCTTTGGGCAGGATTTTATGTAGCAAAACTCACACTAATTTGGCACGCTAAACTTTTGCTTAAAGCAAGAAGACTAGAAGGCACTACTGCGGAGGATTTAGGGTCATTAAATAATTTGATAAAAGAATTTATCAGAAGGAGGAAATAAATATGATAGCTAAGGTATCGTGGGTCTATAACCCAAATAAAGAAACTTTCACAGTAGTCAAAATAGACGGACAAGGAACTGAAGGGGAGGATCTAGAGAAGAATTTTATCTTGCCTGGAACCACCGTGTCTAGGAAAGAATTTTTTTCAGAAGAGAAATACTGGAAAACATTTTGGACTATTGTAGAGAGTAATAAGGCAGTGGTGAATATCTAGTGCTGACCCATATTTTACTCGGTATAATAATTATTATTCTTTTAGCAATATGCTTTCTAATATTTCAAATAGGTCATAATTTGTTTAAGGATAAGAAATGACTCAACCAGAAAAAAGAAAAAAATACGACCAGTGTGATGGTGCTGTAAGACAACACTTTCCTGGAAAAGGGTTAGGGGAATATAAGTGCTTTATTTGCCAAAAGAAATACACACGTTCTGGAAAATATGATCGGTTCTGTAACCCATGTCGGTATCGTATTTGGATGCCCTAATATGAAAAAGAAAAACCCCGTTGCAAAAGAGTTGCGCACACCGCAATATCAAAAGCGCGTAGTGAAGGATAAAAGAAATAAAAAGGACAGCCACTATACTATGAAGGAACTACAAGATTTTTTAAAGATTAACGGACCTACGGGAAAAATTAACAAGGATTAGAATTTGAATATGACCCAAAAAAATGATGTATTTTTAAAGTTTGTTGCACAAGCAGATAAACTAAAACAAATTAAAAAAATCTGTGATACTATGTTGCAACAACTTTTTAAAGAAGGTAAATTCTATCCCAAATTACCAACTAATAAACAAGAATTTTTTTTGATTTTAAATAAATTTAAAAAGATTAATGATATAGTTGAGGACAAAAATGAAAACTGATGAAAAACATTTAAAGCTGTTATTACCTTATTATATTAAAGAATATCGTAACATTATTCCCCCTGAGCTAGCTCAAGAAATCATAACGCAACCTGACTTAAAATTTCACCCTGCGACTGCGGGAGGAGGCCACATCAGTGAGGCTCGCCGTTGTTATGTAAAATCTCTTGAATCAAAATTCAAGAAGAAAATTTCCTCTATTTTTAATGATATCTTTCAATCATACATTCATGAATTTAAATTTTTTGAGGGATTAAAAATGGAGGATACGGGATATGACCATCTTCTCTACAAGGGGTCTGAATCTCAGGAATATAAGGAACATGTCGACCATTCTCAATTTAATAAGCCACGAATTCTAACTTGTTCATTACTTCTTAATGACGATTATCAAGGGGGAAATTTCAGTTTCTTCGACGAGGAATATGTAATTTCTAGGTTAGCCTATAGTGCCATTGTGTTTCCTAGCAATCCCTGCTTTCCTCATGCCATTACTCCTATTTCTGAAGGAGATCGTCACGCCATCATCAGTTGGGTTCACTGATAAAATCTTTTTCGTTTGCCGAGGGCTATAAAAAGATGTAAATTTTAAAGTATGAAACCAATAATAATTAACAAAAGAACGTTCTCCTGCGCGAATGACCATCCAATTGTGTTCTATACCTTTGACAAGGATAACAAGGCGATGTGTGAATACTGCGCTACTCACTTTGTCTATGAGCCAAAGGATTTTCATACCCTAATGCTGGAGGAAAAGGAGTTACTTAATATGGGGTTAAAAGATTCCATCAGGCAGAAAGAAGAGAGAACCCCCTCACAGGAGATGCAGGACAAACTGGAGCCTATCCCCTGTCCAATGCACGAGGACTATGATGAACCGGAGACAAAGGATGATTTTGTAAATAAAATTTTAAAAGGCAGTGGATAATGACATTTGATGCAAAAGAATATTCCAAGAAATATAGAGAGAAAAATCTTAAGAAAACTCGAAAAGATGCTTTAGCTAATTACTATAAAAAGAAAAAAGAATTAGAGGAAATAAGGAGGAAGCACCGTGATCTTTAACATTAAAGGATGAATATTATTTCAGGCTTTTGTGCAACACTGCTCTTGCTTTGTCAGACAGTTATCAGTAATTTTGATTTTGAATATGGCAACCAGGATGAATTTGTTAAAGGCATTGTCCAGTGTACACAGTCATTCAACGCAGTCATTCCACCGCAACAGCGTGTGGTTGTTATCATTAGCATGGCGCAAGCTGGATTGGAATCCGATTGGGGTAAGTCACGCTTTGCTCAACTGGGCAATAACTTCTATGGTATTGGTGAGTCTGATCCAACGGAACCTCACATGAGAGCCCTCCATGATATCAATGTTCGGGTAAAGATTT